GCCAGCGAGCACCGCAGCGAGTCCCCACTGCTGGGCTCCGGCTGCGAGTATCGCCGCATGGAGTAGTAGACTCGGCAAGGCGTCCACGATCTCGTGGATGAGGTCTCCGAGCTGCTCCGTGTAGTCCTTCATGGCCTTCTCGGCGTCAAAGAACAGTTCCGGAAGCAACCGCATCGACGCGATGAAGGCATCCTGTAGCACGTCCTTGCTCAGACTCCACAGCTCGGTCTTCAGGGCCTCGATCGGATCGAGGTCTCTGAGCAGATCCTTCATCTTGCGGATTTCATCCTGAAGCCGCCGGTAAGCTTCGGAAGTCTCGTCAAGTCCTATGCACTGCTCCTCGAGTGCCGTGATGTAGGTCTGTATGGCATCGGTGGTAAGCTCGGTGTTGGCCTTCCAGCGCAGCATCGCCATTTGGTTGTCGTCGATGCTCTCGGTGATCTTCTCTCTGGTCTCGTCGGCTTCCTTCTCAGCCTCGTCAAGATCCTTCACCGAACCCTCTACGTCACCGTAGCTCTCGCGCAACGCCTGGATTCTCTCCAGCAGCTCGTCGACGCGGGCGAGCTGCTCTTCCTCGGAGCCGCTCAGATCCGACAGCTCGGCCCTGAGGTTCTGGAGCTCCGCAATATACTCAGCGATGTGTTCGGCAGCTCCTTTGTACTTCTCGAACTCTCCCAGCAAAGTCTCTCCACCCAGAAACTCCAGCGGACCGAACTGGGCCGGCCAGTCCTTGGCCTTGTAGCCGTACTCGCTCAAGACGCTCAGAAAGTCCTCTATCGCCTCGCGGAACGCTCCGGCCTTCTTTGCGGCCGTGTCGGTATCGGTTTCTTTGAACTTCTCTGCGGCCATTTCAATGAACTGCAGATCCGCACGCAAGCGCTCGCGGATCTGCACCCAGCGCTCCTCCACCACTACACCGGCACCCTTGCCCGCGGTCTGCGCAGCCGACAAGTCGGCATACTGCTTAATTAGCCCATCGATATACTCGGACTCCGGCTTCAGTCCCTCTTCGATGAGCTTCTCAATGACATCGCGCAGAGCGGTTTTCTTCGCTGACAGAGCGTCAACGTCTTCTCCGTACATCGAGGCTTGGCGGTCGATGTTGGCGAACTCCTCGGCAAGATCCTTCTGGGCGTCGGCTACGAGCTGGGCGGTTCTCGACAGCTCGGCGTTGCTGTCTGCGACAGCTCCGGTCTCATCAGCGGTTTCCTTGAGGTAGCCGGGTACCACCTCGAATGTCTGGAACTTCTCGATGGCATCCTGTGCATTGTCGATTTGCTGTTTCAAGTCAGCATACGTGTCGGCGTTTCTAGCCAAGGTGGAATCGGCTTGCTGTATGCTCCGCTCAAGTCGTCTGATATCGATCTCCGCACCCGACAGTGCAGGCCCCAACCCCTCATAGGATAGCTCTTGGCTTTTCTGGAACTCTGCGAACTGTCGGTCAAGGTCTGCGATTGCGTCTTTATTCTGGTTCTTGTAAGCCACCCAGTAGGCAGTCTGTAGCCGCAATAGCTCCGTGTACTGCTTCTTGGTATCGTCAAGCTCAATCTGTGCCGCGCGTTTGCGCTCCAGTGCTTCGGCTCGTTGCGGCTCTACTTTTTCCATTTCCTTCTGGAGTCCCGGTAGCTTGGCTTCGGCTTCCATCGACAGAATCTCCAGGGCTGCCTTCTGAGCCTTGCGCAGTGCCAGTACATGCTCAGTGACTTTCTCGGTGTTGACCTCCATGGCCTCGCCGATCTCGCTCCACTTCGTCACCACATCGGGGGCAATCTCTCCGATCTGCTTCACGATGTCCTGGAGATCCTTTTGTGCTGTCGCGTTGTCGCTCGCTGCACCCTGCAGCGCGTTGTACTCTTCTACGAGTTTCGCCAGGGAGTTCGCTTGCTTGCCGTAAGAGTCGGCTATCTCCTGAGTGGTAGACTTCGTGCCGGATAGGAGCTTCTGAAGCCCCTGTACGGCTCGCGTGATCAACTGCACCATGCCCCGCAGTGCGGGTTCGAGCTTGCCGACGATGGTGATTGTCAGAGCCTCCCATGCGGACCTCAGGGTGAGCGTGTCTCCCCGAAGGGTGTCCATCTGGAGACTCATCATCTCCGAGGCTTTGTTCGTGTCGGTGATCGCTTCCTCATAGTCCCGAAGAGCATCGGCGCCCTGCTTGATCAGAGTCGCCATGCCGGGGCCAGCACGATCGCCGAAGAGCTTGAGGATATCCGCAGTGTCGGCTCCGCTCTGTGCCAGCCGGTCGACGATATCCGCAAATGAGTTTGTAGCGGGATTAACGTCGTCGAGCGAGATCCTGAGCCTCCCCAGCTCTGTCGCTACGGCGGTAGTCGGATTGGCGAGATCGGAGAGCGCATTTCTGAGAATCGTTCCGGCTTGCTCGCCCCTGTAGCCCGCGTTGTACAGTGCCATAAGGCCTGAGGTTGTGGCCTCCAAGCTCATGTTGAACCCCGAGGCTACCGGTCCCACATACCGCATGGCGTCGGCGAGCTTCTCCATCGTGGCCTGGGATCCCGAGATCGCGGCCGCAAAGACGTTTGCCACTCGTCCCGCGTCCCCGGCCGCAAGATTGAACTGTGAGAGCGTCGCGGCCGTGGTCTCCGAGCTGTAGGCAAGGTCGGACTGAGTAGCTGCAGCGAGTGTGAGCACTCCGGGCAAAGCCCCTACGACTTCTCTGGCCTTCATGCCTGCGCTGGCAAGGTAGTACTGGGCGTCGGCGGCTTCCTTCGCAGTGAAGATCATCGACGCGCCCGCTGCCCGCGCCGCGTCGGACATCATGCGCAGCTCTTGGATGCTCGCGCCCGCCACGCTCGCGGTGTTGGCCATGGCTTGCTGGAAGCCCGCGTAGGTCCGGATCGCCTCGGAGATGGTCTGCTGGAGTTTGCGTACGACCATGATGACGGCGCCGACAGCCGTGCCTATGCCCAGCATCTGGCCGATCGAGCTACTCATGACCCGACCAATGCCGTTCATCTGCTGTTGAGTGGAGTTGGCAAAGGTGCGTACGTTGTTCCCTACGTCCTTGATGCCGCGTGTGAAGTTATCGTACTTGAGCCCGTATTCCGCATAAACGGAACCAAGGCTCCCTCCCCCTCCCAGCATCTCTTACTCCTTCACCTCAAACCTCGGATCGAACATCGTGTCGAACAGGTTGCGCTCCGGCTTGGGCTTGCCTCCGCCTTCCCGGATCTCCTCCATGCGGCGGTTTTCCTCGGTCGCCGTGACATATGCTACGGCCTCATCAAGACACCACGCCTCCAGTGGCTGGAGCTCCGGCAGGTAGTCGCTCGGAGCCTTGCCCCAGTACTTGGCGACCAAACCGAAGCGCTTGACCAGATCGGCGTTTTGCACGAAACCGCTGGAGCTCACGCTGACCGAACATGCAGAAAGTCCAGATTTCCAGCAGCATGTCGTCAGGGAAGCTCCTCACCTCCTGTCTGATAGCCTCGTATGTAGGATCAACGAGTGTCTTCTGTGCCAGAAGATGCAGTAGCTCGCCGAATTTCTTGATCTGCTCGGGCTTCATCTCGAACGGGTTTTTCGTCTTGTCGTTGGCAAACTCGCTCACGACCGACAGAAGCTCGTTCGGTACCTCGCCCTGCTGAACGAGATCCAGCAGTGTCATGCGCCGCAACTGTGCGTGTATGGGCTCCTCGCCCCAGCCGGTGAGCTCCACGACTGGGGCTGCCTGAGCCTTCATGTCGGCTATCGACGTGACCCCTGGTGTGCGCTTCTTGCGGAGAAGCACATAGAGGAGCACGCCCACAGCCGCGAGGAGAAGCCCGCTGGTTGCTATCAATAGCACCTGCATGTGGGCCTCCTCTTACATCTCGAATGCGCCCACCGTCAGGCTCGTCACGCCGGAGTACGTGAGCTCCACGTTGCCCGACTCGTTGTTGAAGCGCGAAGGATCGAAAGGTCCGATCCGCTTCACTCCGGTCGTCGCGACGACCACCACGGTCTCGTCGTGCGTGTAGCCCTGATCGCACTCCTGCTGGGACACAATCGTTACCGTGATGTCGCCACCGCTGGCGTTCTTCACCTCGGCGTAGGTGTGTCCGGTGTTCCTGAACTCATCGCCGCCCGCAGCGGCCGCCACCCACGACGGGGTGATCCCCGCCAAAGCCGTCTGTTGTACCGTCAGTATTGCCATAGTTCCCCTCCTGTCAGTTACTGTCAGTCACTGTCAGTTGCGCTGCTTTACGGCAGCGCTGCTACCCTCTTCCACCCCCACGCCCGCAGACCGTCATGGACGTTCTCGCGTGCGCGGATCGTGAAGGCCGGTATTGCGAAGTTCCGGTCCTGCTGCGTGAAAGCCGGTAGCCCGCCTCCCATGCGGCAGTTCCAGAAGAACACACACAGGTACCCGATGAGGTCGCTCTCGTGCTGCGCGCCCTCCTCGTACCGTGCGCTGTACGCCTCCATGATGAATCCCGGAGGCGCGTCGCCGAGTTTGCGCGGCACGTACGTATTCGACCCCGGATACCAAATGCCGCCCTCAATGACTTCCCACACGTCTTCGTTCAACTCCAGGTCTCTGAAGTTGAGATCCCAGCCGACGACCTCGTCGTCTTCCTGGATGACGTACAGGAGCTTGTCACCGCCGCGGCCCTCGATCTGTTGGCCAGCGACGTTGACGGGCGTGTAGCCCATCTCGATGGGCGTTGCCGATGCGACCCACGAAGGCGCTGCCGGCACTCCGCCGTCGGCGTCCAGCGGCGCACATCGCATGTATCGCAACCCCATTACGCCTTTGTCTGCCATGGTTCCCCTCCTAAACGAGATCCGGGACCCTGTAGGAGATTGTGCGGGTCAGGGCGTCCAGGAAGTCGTCCCTGTAGTCCTGCCCCTCGCTCTCCCATTCCAAGGTGAACCGGTTCCCTGCTTCTGTTCTGAGCACCACTCCGTCGAGGAGTGCCGTTATTTCCTTCACCGCCTGATCGACCTGCCAGAAGTCTCCGTTCTGCCTGTCGATGAACGGGCGGATCTCCACGTCTCTCCACGCCCCTGCCCCGTTGGCACCACGGATCTTGGGACCGATCTTGACTGTCCCATAGGGCTTCGAGGTGTCCTTGTCGGCCTCGAAGGGCTGCTTCCAGGTCGTTACCGTCGTGCAGTTTGCCTCCAGGAAGAGCCGAATTGCCTCTCTCATGCGCCCACCACCCGTTTCACGTCTTCGATGAAGCGCGGAGCGCGTCTCTGGGCTGTTGGCTTCAGGATCGCGTACTGTCCGCTGTTGGCGAGCTCAAGGTGTACCCCGTATTCCATGGTATGGCTCAGAGTCACTTGCACTCTGTCGTGGTACTGCTCCGCCCTCCCTTTGAGTCCTTGCCGGGCATGCGAGGTCCGGTCGGTCCACGGGGCATCGCGCTTCATCTCGGCTTCGGCCTCTTGCCCCTCGTGTTGGCCGAGCGCAAACACCGCAGCGAGCACCTGGTCTTTCCACGCCTCTGTGTTTCTCAGTACGTCCTCAAGTCCCATCAGCGTATCCTCGCTACTTCGCAGTGCAGAGCGACTATCTCTCCGTCGTATCTCCGCACGTCGATCGGGCCGACCTTGTACTTGACGCCGTCACGGGTGAACTCGTCGTTCTCCGCGATGTCGGCGTCGTACCGGGCCAGAAGCCCGTACTGCCTGACTTCCTTCTCCCCTGGCTCGGCCACCGTTGCCTCGGGCTCCCGCAGGCGGTACATCCGCACGGTCACGTAGCGCGTCTGCTCCCCGGTTTTGCGTCGCGCTCCCCGGCTATCGGTCATGATGGGCCTGGTGAGCTCGAGATCGACCGGGTTTCTGTTGATCGACTGAGCGGTTACTCTCCGCAGCGCTGCTACTGTGCTCATGCCTCTACCACATCCCACCAGCTGTCTTCATCGACCTCGCCCAGCACATCGGGCTCCGTGGCACCAAAGATCATGCTCCCCGTGCTGCTCCCCGACTTCTCGCCGTAGAGCTCGGCCATCTTGAGCGCGTAGTCCTGCCTGTTGCGCAGAGCCGTCAGGCGCGTGGCCTCCTGTCCGAAACCCTCCTGTTCGATATCGCCCATCTCGCGCTGGTACATGCCGGCCTTCTCAAGCCAAGCCTGTGCGGCGGCGGCCCAGATGTCGTCAACCTCGTCGAAGATGTCGTCGAGCTCGGAGTCCAGAAACCGGGTATCGGCTTCCGTCTCTCCGGTCTGTATGACCTCGTCGATGAGCTTTCGGAGTCTTGTTCTCAAAGCCGCAGTGGGCGTCATGTCCCCTCCCCAAAGGGGGCGCTCACACAGGCAAGCGCCCCCACGTGTCTGTCTACATCAGCTTACGGAAGCGTGAGCTCCTCCACCGCGTTTGCGGGCGCGGAAACCACACCACGCCGCGCTCGAGATACGATCTCCTGCGCGATGAGGTAGTGCAGATTCCCGGTCTGCGCGTCGGTGATGAGGTCGTGCTTCAGAAGCTCGATGAAGTACTTCTTCGGATCGATTAGATACGCCTTGCCGGCGTTCACGCCGTCGTACGTATAGGTCTTGTTGCCCACCACGGTGCTCCAGCCGTCGTAGTAGATGATGGTGTCGATGCCCGATACGGCGGGATAGATCGTCCCGCCGACCTGCATCTGCCCCATGACCATCTCGATGTTCCACCGGTGTTGACCGGCGATGAGCAGGATGGTCGGCCTGCGCTTTGCCCCCGTCGTCGAGTTGACATCCTGGTAGGCATGCGCGAGCCCGTTGATGATGGTGTTCCGGAGCTTCTCCAGATACGTGGTACCCGTGGCGTCCGCTGCTGTCTTGTTCTTGGCGGCGTACGTGTAGTCCAGGATCGGACTCAGATGGATGTCGTTCAGCAGGGCGTTGTAGGCCTCACCGAAGGCCCGGTTGGTCTCGTCGATCTCCCAGGTCTTATCGAACTCGATCACGTCCTCGTGGATCTGGAAGTCGGCCTTGTAGGTCACGATCTGCACCGTGTCCTTTGTGCCGAACACGCGGGTACCGAAGTTCGGCCCCTCCATCTCCATGCTGGACAAGAACACGACCTTGCAGCCCACGAAGGGCGCGATGTCCACGTACTCCGTGAAGTTCCTGTCCTCCACCCTGCGATAGATCGGCTCGTAGACCAGCGGTACGGCCTCACGGCCGAGTTGCTGA